CCCAAAAATCATAATCTTTTTCTGGTACTTGTGAAAATCCAATATCGATACAATGTTTGAATACTTGAGCAAAGTTTTTCTTCCATTCTTCTTCAGATTCAAAATCATATGGATTTGGTGGGTAACTCTTATCTAACGTATATTGTTGTACCGCTCGTTTCTCAAATAAAAGACCTGAATATTTTTCGTAATCACGAAGTGTTCTTTCAGTTCCAAATCCATAAGGACCATCATGACCTTCTTGAACTTCTCCGTCCATACCAAACAACTTTCTATTTGTTAAATGAGAATGACTATTTTTATTTCCCCAAGTTTTGTCGTCATCCCATTGCTTTGTCCTACCTTTACGAGTGTATTCGTGCCAAATCAAAACTTTATGTGGGTGAAATAAATCATAACCCCAAGTATAAGCACGGGCAGCAATTGAGATTTCTTCACCGTGAAAATAATATTCGGGATTGTGTTGAACTTCTTTTGAGAATTGTCCTAATGTAAAACAGTAGTGAGCGGAATAAAAACGAGCTGTTACTGGTTCTTTTAAATCTTGCCAATTTGGTATTGTTTCAGGTAGAAAGAATACGGCACCTTCGGGAATGAATCTGTCAAACGCCATTCGCCAAGGTTCTTGAGTTCTACCTTGTGGGTCGTTATCAGGGTCAAATGATGAAACGTAACCTGTAAGTAATGGTTTTTTATGACCTTTCTTTTGAAGTTGTTTAATCATCTTAATCATCTCATCATCCCAATTTGGAGCAAACCTCATATGTGAATCAATTTGTAATGTATATTCTTCACCATCGTAAAGTTGTTGTGTCATGTTTCTTGCCCAACAAACACCTTTTGATTCTTGATATGGAATATTGATAATTTTGAATCGTTTATCTTTTTCATATTCTGATAAATCATCAAATCCGTCTTCGGGGTGAAATTGTCTTGCAATACCAAATCGTAAATTTTTTGGTTTTTTCGCCGTTTCCAACATATCTTTAATGGTTGCCACAAGTTGTGGGTCTCTATACGAGGCAATTTGAATGAATATTTTCATATAATATAATTTACGTAAAAAATAAAAAACCCTACACAAAAGCATAGGGTTTAAATCTTTTTAATATAAATATTTTTAAGCTTACTCAATATAAGTCCAATCGCTTGATGTTAAACCAAACATTGGTTGTATATTATCTTGAATGTACAATAAAGAACACTCCATAACTTTATCGTATGGTGTAACACCTTGAAAACTTTGTGCGTTATAGAATGTATCCCATTCTGTCTCTGTTAAAGTATAATTAATACCTTCCAAACGACTTTGAGTGCTGGCAGAATAATCAGCGAATAAAACACCATTTATTTGTACTTGGTGCATTTCTGAACCTCCACCAAATGGACCCATTTGGTCATTATCCAAGAAGTTTACTTGTCTTGGGACAATAGTCAATACTGATGACTGAAGTGTTTGTGCGTTGTAAACAACGGAACTATTTGAAACTAATCTGTGTGACATAATTATTTTTTATTATAAATACTTCGTTTTTTTTTATTTGTCAAAATATTCGTCTAAAGTTTTGTGAATATCAGGTAAATTAAACATTTCATTAACACTTTGGTAAGGACATTCATGAGCTTGACCCTCAAATGAATAATCAAACAAATAACTATCCACTAATTTTGTATTACCTGAAGGTGGTAATGATTTTATGTTTGTATGAATATTATACCCAAAATTTTCAGGTGCTGTACCAATCCAAAATACAACGGAAGGTAAATTAAATGCCGCAGCTGCGTGTTGAGCACAAGAATCAATTAAAACTCTTTTACTCGACATTCCAACCAATCCCGCCAACTCCATATTAGTCATAGGATAATCAACCACTTCAACACCAGGAATTCTTACACCACCTTCTCTTGTTAACTGAATAATGTGGTAATTATCTTGGTATTTGGTTGCAATAGAAACCGCCAAATCAATCGGCATATCTCTTGTCCACGTATAATTTAAGTTTTGACCTTGTAAAAGACCACCACCAGTTTGAATAAGTAAAATTGGTTTTTCTCTGTTCCAAATATTTGCAATGTTAGATTGCATCATATTCATAAAAAGTTGTGGTTGTTGTTTTTCATAACTAACATTTAAGATATCCGCCCAGTTTTCCACCAAATGTTTTTTTCTCATAATATGACCACTTTGGAAATAAGGTTCTTGTCTAAAAACAACGGTGTCTTTACCTAAAATATAATCATCATAAAAATATGCTGTCAAACCAACACGATAAACTCTATGAACATCAGGGTGATTTAAAAAAACTTCGGGGTATGATGCAACAATAATTAATTTTCTGCTTTTATATTTTTTTACTATTGAGGGAATAAGTGCCGTGGCCGCGATGTTTTTTCCCAATCCACCTTCTATATGCCACACTAAAAATTTATTTTCCATATTGTTGTCTTTTGTTTGTGCTACTGATATTAAAATTGGACTTGAATCATCATTTGGTAATTGTATTGACTTGAACTCATCATCCACTTGTGTTTTATAACCTACTTTCATTGTTAAATTTTATATTCAAAATCATTAAAGAACCAAGCGTAGTTTTGTTCAATCATACGACATGCGTTTTCACCCAAAACTTCTCTATAATCTTCTTTAACAGGTTTAATTTCTTTTCTAATAATATGGTCACCAAAAATTCCATACCATTTATCATCTTCATGAGTTACTTGTTGTATATTATTAAAGTCATGTTGATAATAAGGCAATTCCAAATATTCATAAACTCTTTTCATTTGAGTTTCGGGGTCAGATGTTAAATCTTCAAATTTAACAAACAAAATGTTTTTATGTAACCCTTGAACTAATACTTGATAAATTCTATCCATACTTGGACCAATTGGTGGATTGGCACTCCATACCTCAACCCTTTTATCAGTTGTGGTTCCAACCAAGTTTCCCCAATTAGCCAAATGGTGGTCAATTAATGGATTTTTTCTAAATTTCTTTTCCAAAGATGAGTACACCGACCTTAAATCTCTAATCATACAAATCATTTTTGGATTTGGGTCAAACGCATTTACAAACTCCCATTCAGAGTTCCAACCACGACATTTATCAATAACATAAGGTTTGTCCGTTATATTATTAAAAAAACCATAAAGTCCAGATTTTAAATAACCTTTAAAACCTTCCATCATTTGTTGTTCATTTTGAGCCTTAAATTCTAAACTATCAGAAAATATGGTTCTTGATGCTGCTAACATTTCATATAACCCTGATGTTGGGGTGGTATGAATGTCCGGGTTTTGTCCCAAAATGTTTTGCATTAAAGTGGAACCCGCTCTTGGCATTGAGCTGTTATAAAATATTTTTTGTACCATTACACATATGTATTTTTGAACAAAATATCCATTTGGAATATCTGTCCATTACTTAATTTATTAAAATTTAAAATTTCTTCAATTCTAAATTCATATTCTTTCATTTTTTCTACCACAATATCCATTAATGGCGCGTTTACATTATATTGAACAGTTGAAACTTCCAATAAAACATACTTACTTCTTCTAATTGTTTTTCTTCCACCAATTAGGATATCTAATTCAGAGCCTTGTACATCAATTTTAACCAAATCAATCATTTGATTTGGAAAATAATTTTTATTATCCAAAGTATCCAAATTAACAGAAATGGTATGAGATTTTTCGTTCTCATACCATTCCGTATTTTCTTTATAAAAGGACGAACCACTTCCAATATTATTTGTTTTTTCAACAAATAAATCAGAGGTACCTTGACCTGAAGACAAACCAATCATTTCATAATCCAAATTTAATTTTTTTAAATGTGGTTCACAAAATGGATTTGCTTCAATCATTACTATCTTGCAATCAGGAAAATTTCTCTTTATATTCCAAGAGAAATCTCCCATATGTGCTCCAATATCCAAACAATTATTCGGATTGAGATGCAAGAATAGCCGCTGATAATTCATTCAATAATTCGTTCCATTGATTTATTCTATAATCCCAAGTCCAACGTTGGTTATAAACCCTCATTTGTTCTTTAAGACTTACCTCGTTCGAGTTTTCTCTCATTTTTTCAATTTCAGTACCCAAAATTTTAGCAAATCTCATAGAGTGTAAATCAGGTGAATTTAATACAGGATAGATTGTTGCCCAACCTTCAGTTGTTTCAGGTAATGCACCTAAATTACTAGTTACAACCTTTAATCCACAAGACAAACCCTCAATTACTGAAATACAAGACGTTTCTTCAAATGTATTTGGATAAGCCAATATATCAAAAGACGGTAATTCTTTTCTTAAATTAAAATTGTTAACA